TCTAACTCATAAAATTCTAGATATCCACTTGCAACTTCTTGTTTTAAGTGATCAGTTGCTAACTCCTTACTCATGGTTCAAATACTCTTTTAAAATTCGCATTAATAGTATAATAATCTCTGCTTGAATATACCATACTCCAAGTTTCGCAGATTACTTTTATTGTTTTTTCATTTGGGTTTGTAAAAGTTAATACTTTATTATCTGCAATAGTTTGAGCAGTATCAAGTGTTAAAGCTGTTCCAGAAGTTCCTCCGGAAAGTCCACTGACTTTTACTGTTCCTGATATGCCATCACCGGTAACGGTAGCATCAGAAGATATTTCTAAATTTGTAATTACATCATCCAAAGTGTAAGATTTTGTAGAAGAAGGGCTTTGTCCTGCTAAATCAACTGTGCCAGTAGCTGTAGTTGTAGAGTTAGTATCAGGTATTGTAAAATCAAAAGCTGTAACAGCAGCTTTTGTATCAAAAAAGGCTAAAATATCATCTGCTTCTATTTTTTCTCTATTTGAGAACATGATTGTATAAGTATCAACAATATTATTTATACCATCAATTGCTCTCTGCTGATATCCCTCTCCAAATTGTGCGACTCTAACTCTCGGTGCTGCTTGCCTCGATAAAGTTTTATCTGGCAATACTTTTCTTGTTGGTATATTTGGTACTGTAAATCCAATCGCCATTTATGCTACTCCATATGGGTTTAATATACCGCCCGATCGTTTCTGATATTGTAGTTCTGCTTGTACTGCTTTTGCGATTGCATCTCCAATTTGATTTGCTTGGTTACTGTCTGCCTGCGCTTCTTGTGCTGCGCTTCCACCACCGTTACCCATACTTACATTAACAGTAACATTATTTTGTTGACTTCCAGATCCTTTCATTTCCACAGGAATCTTTCTGTTGTGAGGAAGAGGAACTACTGCTTCATTTCCATGAAGAGTTGCAGCATACCCAGCATTTGGACCTCTTGCAATACCCCCTGAAGTATAACTATTCTTTTTCAAAGGACCGAATACTCCACCTTTTGCAGCACCTACAGTAGGAGAAGGAGTGACTCCTCCATCTGCCATTCCCATTGCTGCCATTATTGCTTTTTGTATAAGTAGTTTAACTATCATTTTTGCAATATCAGCAAGTATTGCTTTTGCCATATCTTTGAAAGCCTGTTTCGCACTTTTTGATCCATCGACTATAGAATTAAAAGCACTTTCCATATTACCAGTTATAGATTCTGCAACGGCTTGCTTAGCCTCTATTATATGATTATATTCAACCTGTTCTTTTGCCTGGTTTCTAATGACTGCTAGCTGCTTTTCTCCTAATGTAATTCCCGCTTGTTCAAAAGGTATTCTCATTTGTAATGCAAGCAACCCAACTTCATCAAGCTGGCGCGCTTCAGATCTTAATTTTAATATATGTGTGTCTGCAGTTATTCGATTCTTCATGCTTTCTTCAGTCCGTAAAAAAAGTTGATACTCTCGGTTAGCTGTATCTACCTTTGCATTTGCATCTTTTACACCTCCCAAACCTGCCTGCTCCACTAAACTCGCACCTTCACTAGGGTCTTTCAGAGGAATTGTACCGCCTTTCGTAGCTGCGTCAACTAGCTCTTTAAACTTATTCATATACTTCGTTGCAGCTATCTCAGCTGCTTGTTCTGCTTCAATAATATTTAGTCTATGAGCGGCAAGCTCTACCTCTCTTGCTTGTTGTGCTGCTGAAAAACTACCTCCACCCAACTCACGAATGAAATTAGCTTTCTCTCTTAGCGCATTTGCCTTCCGTGCACTATCTCTTTGCTGCTCTGCTAGTTTTAACAATTTAATTTGTAATTCTATATCCTTTTGTGTAAAATTAATTTTGTCCTTTGCTAATTTTGCATTTGCAACTGCTAAATCTCTTTGTGCTTCTGCATTGTCTAAAGCTATTTTTGCTGTCGCCATTCTAGTTTCGTCGTCATCTGCTACTGCCTCCGCATGTAGTGCTAGTGCTGTAGTGTATTTATCCTGTGCTTCTGCAACTTTAGTATTAATTTTAAATCTATCTAGTTCTAAATTTTTTATTTTTCCTTGTAAAGTTATTCCTCGAAACTGGTTGTTAACTAAACGTATTTCTTCTTTTGTTCTTTTTGTCGCATTGTTTAGTAAGACCTCATTTAGAGCAGTTAATCTTAGTAATCTAGCTTCTCTTTTTGCCTCCTGTGCTGTTAGCTCATCCATTTCATCTACGGTTTTACCTAAGAGTACTTGTGCCTGTTCTATTTGTTTTGGGTTCATAAACCCTTCCATGCCTGACATTGTTTGTTCTTTAGCTTGCTTTAGTACATAATCTTTCTCTTCCTGAGTACCTTCTCTAAGTATTCTTTGTGCCCCTTTACCACTATACTTTCCAAAACTACGAGTATTTGCTTTCTCATATACTCTATCATAAGCTGCTTGTTGCTCAGTCATTAAGGTGGCTGCTCTGGATAACTCTTTAGCTTTATTATCTAAATCTTTGGCGGTTGAATCTTTTGTTACTCTTACAACATCGACTGCTTTTCGTTCTAAATCTAAAAAATTTGTTAAAGGTGTAGGCTTTACAAAGCCTTTCATCATATTATCAAATGCTTTGTCAGCATCTTGAAGAACACGAGGTAAAGACTCTATAGCAGTACTAAGCTCTACTGCTTCTTTTGTAATTAGTTTTATAGTATCTCTTAATTTTATTCCTACCTCACTACTTTCCCTTATTGGTTTTTTTAACTCTTCAAATTTAGGATTAATTATAGCTAGTTGATCAACAATGCTTAGTAATTCTTTTTTTAGATCGGCTAACCCTTCTGTATCAGGATCTACATTAGCTAATTTATCTATTTCTCTAATTAAGTTATCAGGGTCTGCACTTTGTACAGCTCTTCCTTCATTTGCCTGCACAGCACTACCTGTTAAGTATTTGTCTCTTGCACTCGCCGATCTTTTTAATTCTGCAGTTAAATCTTTATACTTATTAGTTAACTCTTCAACTATTTTAATATTTTCTTTTTCCAATTCACTGAGTGGAAAGAAATATCTATATAACTCTTTTGCTGCGGAAAGAATTAAAGCAATAATACCAACTATGGCAATTGCACTCATTGCAACATTAATAGCTTTTGCCGCACCTTTTGCCGCAGTAGCCATTGCACCCATAGTAAATTTCCACATTTTTAAGCCTCTTTTAGAGTTAAGAGTAATTCTCATCCACATACGCTTAAAAAAGTTACTTATTTTTGATGTTGTTGTTTGTGCAATTCCTACTCGTTTATCATAACTTGCTTGCATAAATGCTAATTCGTCGGCTAAATACCCTTTCAAAGCGCCGCTACGAACTTCTCCAAATTTCATCATTTGATCATTTGCATTTTTTAATATTTTGGAAGCAGCTGCTTGTTGTGTTTTTGTTCCTTCTCCTGCACCAGTTAAAAAATCTAAACCAGCACTTGCTTTTGTTCCTTTACCCATTACAATGTTTTTTGCTTCAGCAGCTGCGTCTTTTTGTGCAGCAACCATGTCTAAAATTGCTTTTTTCTGTTTTTTAATATCTTCTTCAACTGCCGTTGCTTGTTTTTTACTTTGTCTAATTTGTTTTTTTGAAGCTTTTTCCCATTCAGACATACTTGGAAGAATTGCTTTAAGAATTGGAACACCTACTAAAGCAAGCGCTGCGACTAATCCCATTGTATTTTTTGTAAGAAATTCTAAAACAGGAAGGACAGCATCTAAAACTCCTGTCTTAAAAGAATTTAATAAAGTGTCAAAAGATTTCGTAAATTGAGCAAGTGCAGCAGCACTGGGATCCATTTGTTCTTCAATAGCTGCAAACTTACTTGTTGCTTGATCAAGTACATCATTTGTAACTGCTTGAGTTCGTTCAAAAGCATTTAAATCTCCAACACTTTTTCCGATCTCTAGTGCATATTTTCTTGTTGCGGTTTCAAGTCTTAAAATGATACCTAATTCGTCCAGAAGTTCTGGTTCTGCTTTTGTAACACCACGTACTAAGCGATTAAATGAATCTGTTAAATCTCTTCCTAATGCAAATGAAGCATTTTTTGCTGCTGTACCTAAGTCTGTTAATTGACTTGATGTTAATCCTGCAGCAGTACCAATAGCTGCTGCTTTTGCGGCATCAGCATATTTTAATTGTGCATCAGTTGCTTGAACAATAGAAGTTGTGATTGTTTTATAAGCTACACCTGTACTTGCGCCAAGAGCTTCTTGACCCGCTATTAGATTTTTTAACTGGGATGCTTCTGATAAGAACTGAAAAGCAGCGGATACTGCAAATACTTGAGCTGCTAAAGTAGCATAGGCTCCAACCAGCCCGCCCATTCCTTGGGACATTTTTGAAAAGTTTTTAGTAGAATTTGCGGATTGCTTACTTGCACCCTTCATATTTCTATCTAATTCTTTTGTGTTTTTACTTAATTTATCTGTACCTCTACTTGCTCTGTCGGCTCCCGCACCTGATCTTTCTAGCTCAATACCAAGCTTTTTTGCATTGACAGCAACACGTTTAGTAGTACCTTTATCGTCTACTACTACATCTATAAATACTTGATTCTTTTTTGCCATTATCCCTGCACATTATGGGTATATGTTTTACCCGCTTGCTGCTGTTTTCGTTCAGCCGCTTTACGTTTTTGCTCTTGGTCTTGTAATCTGTGTTGCATTAAAACTTGTTCGTACATTTTCATATAGTACATAGTAGTTGGACGATCTTCAATACCATAAATGTCAAATAACTGAGTACATTGTGACCAATCTTTTCCTAAATAAGTTCCTGACATTCCGTCCCAGTTGTCTGAGAGTAAATCAAACATAAAAAATGCCACTTGAACTTCCTCCGGAAAAGTGGAGGCTTCGAGCGGCATTTTGGCAGGATCGGGTTCTTGTCCTAATTGCTCACAAATACGTAGATATTTTTCAACATCCATAGACCCCTGTTCTTGTACGTAACGTTCAAGTAAGGCTTTTAAAGCAATTACTTGTTTCCAGTAAAATTTTCTAAATCACCTACTGTTTCTGTTACCCACGTATCAAAGTCCGTTGCATTTTTCATTAACAATTCAGCATTGTCTTGAGTATAGGGCAAGCAATCATCTGGATTAAGGCCGCTAACATCCACCAAAAGAAGCTCTTCTAAGTATGAAAATTTTAAACCTTTCCATCCTTTAATTACTGCTTTACAGTACTCAATTATAAATTTATCATCATCCAATTCTTCAATAGGCTGGTGACTTTTTTTGTCCCACTTCGTACTCATACATCTTTTACGAAGTTTTACTAATTCTTCTCGTGCTAAATAACAAAGATCAATAGTTACTCCTTTAAAGCGAGGGAACTCTATTGATACGGTTTTGCTTGGAGTCATAAGACTCTTTAATGATACTACTGGTTTTTTATCTTCGGGCATTACATTCTTCCTTGTTTTAAAATTAAATTATACTAAATAACACAATAAATGTCAAGAATTATTTTTGGGGGGTGGGAGAAAAAAGGGGCCGAAGCCCCTTAGGATTAGTATACAGACGGTGGGTAATAAACTATACTTGTAATTTCATCAGCTGTTCCGAAGTCAGTCGGAAGGGCGGTAAAATTAGTTTCAAGTGAAACCACATCTTCTACAGAGTGTGTTGGTACTTCAATGTGCGCTGTAGGAAAAGTAATACTAATAGCTGGATCAGCACTACCTGCTGCTGCTGCTGTCGAGCCTCCAATGTCCATTGTTACTTTGAACTTGTTTACAACTTTGCTCATCGCGCCTGTACCTACCATATCATTAAAGAATTGGCGTGAGGTACCGTTTGTAGTATCAGTATCTTCAAGAGTTAAATAACAAGTAGCGTTACCTGTAGCAGTTCGTGTTCCTGTTACGTGTTCCAACGGCTTGTTAATTGCTCCTAATTCTTCCGGTACAAGATAAGTAATATTATTTCCAATATTAAAGCTACCACCAGTTAGTGTTAAGCTATACTTACCATTTGCAACTGTACCAGTACTTGAACTAAAAGCATTACTTAAACCTATGACATCATTAGTTGCGTGTCCAGTTATTGCATTTGCTTTAGTATCATACAATTTGAAAGTTGCATTCCCTAATGCACCTACAAAATGGTGAGTACCGTTTAGTTCAGTAGTTCCTCCAACTCCTTCGAAAAAGACTTGGTCACCTACAGTAAAATTATGATTTGTAGATGTTGTGACTGTATTAGTAGTAGTATTAACTGCACTAACTACTGCATGCTGACCTGGAAAGGTACCTGCAACTTTATCAGCAGCAGTAGCTGCTTCAATTGCTACAGAAGTCAAACGATTTCGAATAAAGTTCTTTGTACTTGTGGTTGCTTCATCAATTGCTTGAGTACAAACTGAATTGGCGTTTGTAATATCATTTACTATTGATACTGCTCGTGAATTTCCAGTATCAATAACAATATCTCCCAGAGCTAAGGCTGTATCATCAATTCGGGAACCGTCTCCGTTACTTGCATTACCCGCTGCTTTTTTCGGATTATGAATACTTGATATACATACTTTATCAGAGTGATCCTGTACTTCTTTCGCAAAACCTGTCCAGTTTAACGTTGCAATACCATCAACATCAAAGTCAATACTTACTTCATTTATGATTGCTTCTGGTAATCTATATACTAAGGGATTAGATGTTGCAGTATCAATTAAGAAGAAAACTGTAAAAGAGTGTAGTGCAGATCTGTTAGATTCTGTAAATACGATTGTACTTTCATCATCTGTAGGAGTTATAACACTCGTTTCT